AAGAGTAATTGAGCTAGTATTGCCACCGTCACAAGATACAAAACAAGTGTTGATCAATTTACGATCACCTTGAAATTGAATTGTAGGTCCTGTTACTGTGTTAGCCATGTTTTACTCCTTATGATGATGATACGTTAGCAAGTGTATCGCATCTTAACCAAGTTGCGCCATCTGAAAAAGCTATAACTGCTGCTCCGTTAGCACCGTCAGAAACATAAGCCATTACACCTTCGTTTGTAGTTGCATCTAATGCTGTTGAGCCTGATGTAATAACAGTGTTGCTTGTTCTTGTGAATGGAGTTGTTCCACCCTGATCTGTTCCTGAAGCATTAGGATTTGGACCAGCGATAACTCCTCTAAGACCTACGATTGGGCCTGTAAATGTAGTTGTTGCCATATTAAACCTCCGTGGTTGTATAGACCTCGCCACACAATCTGTATACCGTCTGCTAGCTCAGTTTGCGTGACTTGTTATGCTAGAACTAAAATATGACATAAAAAAAGGGCGTAGTCAAAGACATACGCCCTTTTCATCTAATTAATTATTTATTAAGCTGCGCCAGATGTACCAAAAATACCTCTAGGATCAGAGAAACCAAATGAATATCTCTCTCTAGCTTTGTATCTTGCGTTACCTGTATCGAAATCACCTTCCATAGATGTTGAAAGAGGAGTTCTCACGAAGTGCTTTAGACCATTTGGTGCATCAGTTTTAATGAAGAATGCGTCGGTGTCAGTTAAGAAGTGGTTTACTACATAACCTTCTGGAATCATTCCCATGTTTCTGATTGCATTAATGTCGTTGTCTGCTGTACCTGTTCTTAAAACAGAGTTCATCAATCTGTCAGCAGTAAACTGTAATTCTTTTGGAATAATCAGTTTTCTACCTTGAGTTGCGATTTTCAGACCACGCTCGTCTACGTATGCAGCAATGTCAATTAAAGCTTGCTCTAATGATACTTCGTTAAGATCAGCATCAGTTGCTAATCTGTTTGAGAAAGTACCACCAACAGCTAATGGGTGTGCTGTGTTGATAAGTGAAACACCATCACCACCTGGATTTGTACCAGCTGCACCACCAGCGGCAAATGCATTATTTAATACATCAGCGCCTTTAACTTGCTTTGTGTTTGCCATTGATCTTGCAAGAGCTTTTGTGTAACGAGAAGAAAGCTGATCATAAAGATTATCTTCGATCGCTTCTTCAGTAATTGAAAAGCCTAATGCAATTGTTTCGTGTGTGTAACGTGAAGTATAAGCTTCAGCTGCTGTATCATAAGAGATACCTGCACCTTCAGATTTAACTGGAGCTGATCCAAAACCTGAAAGCATTACTTCTTCTTCGAATGCTCTGTCAGATGACTCTTGATCGAAGATTTCAGTGTGCTCTTGCTCATATCTTTTGTATTCCATTCCAAACAGAGCGTTTAGACCTGGTTCTAACTCTTTAACGAGTTGACTTCTTGAAATAGCCATGGATTATACCCCTGCCTTTCCGCCTGTGTAGAAGTGAAGGTTAGGTTTCACAATCAGATTACCGTTAGCAGAAGATGTATCATCGTTATCAGGATCTTTTGAAAGACCTACAATAATCCATGTTGAGCTAGCGTTTGATGCAAAAGTATTAGCTTCAGCTTTTGAAATACCAGACTTTGTGCTACCTGCGGTGTAAGAAGTTTCTGCGTTCTCACCGACATTAGCAGCTGTTATTGTTCCATTTGCTTGAACTTCAAACAGTTGGTTTGGATCGTCTACTACGTTAGCGACAATGTCAGCAGCAGCGATGCTTCCTGGATAGTAATTACTAAAAGTTGGTTTTTGTGTTGTTGGGTCTGTATAGAAACAACCATTAAAAACACCAACAATAGTATCACCAGCAGAGGAAGCAACGTCAATGTTGCCATTAGCGACTAACTTAACAGGGTCACCTTGGAAGATAGCTGATGCTTCACCATTGGCAATTGTGTATTCAGTTTGCCCTTGGTTAGAAACTCCGCCACCTACTTTTTGTACGGGTCTGAACCCGAATGGTGCGTCTAAGTTTGCCATAATATTACTCCTTTGTAATACGTTGTTAGTTGGTCGTTCAACAAACCGTGCCGATTACGACTTGTTTCCTTTACCAAATGTTATATTGGTTCGTCTTTGGGGCTTACTGATCGGCATCCTTGGATCCTCGATTTTCAATAGGTCACTGTCCATGGCCTCTTTTTGGCCATCGGTCAATCCCTTGTAATAAGCGTTGCGTTCTTCAATTAACTCTATTGGCATACGAGCTAACAGTAACCCACCTACCCCTATAACACCAGCATGTTTACCATCTTCAATGGTTGGAAGTTCCCAATCAGGATACTCGTCAGCTCGGACTAATTCCCAGCCTTCTCGTAATTTTCCAGAGACATTTTTATAGTCATCATAACCTCTGACTGATTCCCTAATCCATCGATGTTTATACCCATCAGGTGCCGGGGGTGCGTCTAATGATGAAGGTCTAGTCCAACCTTTTTTACGAGCTGTCTTTTCCCTAGTATCACTAGATCTTAACGTTTTATCTACCATATTATCTCCAATCTATACATATTTTGCGTATTCTTCAAGTGGTACACCTAATTTTTTTGCAATTGCAACTTGACTAGGAGTTAGTTTCACTTTTCTAGAACCGAATGTTTTTTGTGAACGAGAAGCAGAAGCAACTACTTGAGGTGCTCTCTCTTTAGTTTCTCTCACTGTTTCTTCTTGTCTTTGTTCAAATCTATTTGGAAATTGTTCTCTTATGTAAGAGTTAATTTCTTCATAGTATTCGTCACTTTTAGGATCATAACCTTCTTTTAAAAGCTTTTTGTGATGAGCTAAAGCTGTAAATGTCATGGCCTCATCTTGACCAAACCATTTGTTTTCTGAAGCCCACTGTTCGGCCCGTGGATCGGGCTGTTTTTGAGTAGGTTGTTGAGGCTGTGAGTTTTTTTCAGCCATTAATCCCTCTTGCTGTTTTTGAAGATTTTCTCTTTGCTGTTTTGATGCAAGAGCTCTTTCTTCTTCAATTGCAAGTCTCGTTAAAGCTCTCTGAGCGTCTACTTGAGCATTAACATCATTATTGATTAATGCTTCTTGATAAGCTCTTTTAGCTTGTTCGATCTGAGATTTAACCCGATTCTCGTACTCACTAATATAATTTTCATCGAGAGACTTTATTTTGTTTTCATAGTCTTCGTATTTTTTCTTTGCTGTTTCTGCAAAACGAAGAGCTTCTTGTTCTCTTTGCTCAGTTTTTTCTAATCTGTCCAAAAGATTCTTAATTCTTCTTTGAACTTTTTTAGAATACTTATCTAAGCCATCATCTTTTGAATCATCATCATCAGATGATTGATCCTCTTTTTCTTCAGCGGAAGTCTCTACTTTTTTTTCTTCGATCTGATCTTCTTTAGTAGATTTTTCTTCCTCTTGAAGTTCAACCTCTTGACCCTCGCCTGTAGTGTCAAGGTCTACCATTTTTTCTTCAGTCATAATTTACTCCTTAATAAAGGGTTAGTACGTCTTTGGGATCTTTTAATTTTGCTAATACTTCGTCATCATTAAGAATACGAATTTCTCCGCCTTCAATCTTAACTCTAGAGCCTGCATATCGAGCAAAAACTATCCAATCGCCTTTTTTACACCATGGTCCATTAGGAAACTTACTTTTATCTGCGTAAGCATCCGATCCCATGCTAAGAATTAAACCCACATTAGTTGTGAGTTGCTGCTCTTCAACAGCTTTGTCTGTAAGGTACAGACCTCCTTTTGTTTTTTCAACACCTTTATAAGGTAAAACTACTATTCTCCATCCTGTTGCTTGAGGTATTCTATCCAATGCAGGACCTTTATTCTCTTCTTTCTTTTCTTCTTTTACTTTAGGTTTTTTATTAAAACCCTCTGGTAATATTAGTCTACTCATCTTTCACCACCTTTTTGTATAAGTCTTGATAGTCTAACAAAAACTCTTCTAATGCATGAAGCTTTCCCAAATGATATTGATACTGCTCAAAAGAACTTAAAGTTCTAGAAGTAATATCTTCTTTTTTATCTTTGATCTTTTCTTCTATAAGCTTCTTTACTTTATAATCAAAATGTTCCACTATTTTTTAATTTAATCCTTGCAAAGATAGTGAAGTGTTACAATTGCACGGCCCATATCAGGTCCTGTAATAGCAGTGCATTTAAAATTAAAAGTTGTATCATGCCCACCGCCATTAGTATCTACCGAACATTTCCATTCTTGACCTGTAGGAACATCTCTTTTTTCTTTGTGTTGGTTATTACAACTACAATCTAATTCAAAATTCCAACCTTGATCTTGTTTTGGATCAATCTTATCTCCAAAATCAACACCTAAAATAGTATAATGTAAATCTATTTTAACTCCCCAAGTAGTTTGTTTATCTTCATGATGAAAGTAACCATTTTCATCAAGAACGATATCTACTGTTTCATCTTTATATACTGTCATTTTGTAATTTTCTTATGCTTCTCAAAAGTTCTCAAGCCTGCCATTCCAAGCAAAGCCATGACTAAAGGCATTAATTGTTCCATGTTCATTTGGGGTAGTGGACCCACTTCAATTTGAAATACTCCTAAAAAGAACACGATAAAAGGTTTAAGGACA